CTTCTTGTCGATTCCACTCTTGTAGCTTATGTTTATGAATCTCTGCATCTTTAAGCGCATTAGCCTTTTCCGTATCTACACGTTCTTGCAAGTTATCAAGACTATTACGTGCTATAGATTTAGCCTCACTAAGCTTTAGAATACCATCATGGTACTTATCCGCTAAGGACTCAGGTACTTCTATCTCTAACATAACATCAGGTATAATAGTACTTTTAATAGTAGCTTCTAACCTATCTGATTCCCTAGTAAGATTAGTCATGGTATTAGCCACATCCTTTCTTTCTTCCTTTATTCTAGTTTCTATACTAGGATACTTTTCAAGGTTAAGTAGATTGATTAAGAACTTTTTACGATTACCATCTGTAGCAGTTAGGAAGTCTAAGCTTGAAGTAAGAGATTGATAAACTAGTTTGGAGAATGTGGTCATATCCATACCTAGTATATCAGCTACTATCTTATAAGTTTGTGTGGCTGTATGTCCACCTATATTAACGCCATCAGACATTAATGTTACTTTTGCTGTGGTCTTAACTACTTTCTCAATACTATATGGTGTTCCATTTACTTTGAAGTCTAGCTTCATAGTATACTCGGTAGCTCCTGAGAATCTATTAAGTATATCCCCTTTTGCAACACCCTTTGAGTTTTTATTGTAAAGTATTTCTTCTAGTATTAATGGGATCGAGCTTTTACCAGAACCATTCTTACCTACTAATTGAGTTGTAACATTTTTAGCTAAGTCAATTTCAATATTATCCCCAAAAGGTAGGCAATTACTAAATTGTAACTTACCTAATTCAATCATTATAGTCGTCCAGAATCACAATATTGTGAAGCTCTGATATTAAATCAGCTGTATCATCGGTAGATAATCCTAGTATAGCCGTACAGTACGCACTAACCTCATTAGGTATATCTCCATCTAATCCCGGTAGCTTAGCGTCTTTACTAATACCAGTATTTATTTTCTTATCTAATAGCTCAGAGTTATCTACTTTACCTAATGCAATAACATCACCAACTAACTCATAAACTATTCTGTGGAAGTTATCTGCTACTATCTTATCTGTTGAGTCAACTGTGCGTCTAACTAACTGTGGTAGCCCAGTTAACTCTACCCATTCAGTATTACCAGTATCGGTATCTACTATAAAAACTCCATGTGTTGACTTTGGAATTTCTCTTGAGAAAGAAGTATTGAAAGGAGAGCCTGGATAAAGTAACGGGATGTTTGGGGTGTTTTGGCAACATTCTACAGAGTGGAGATCTCCCGCAATAACCTGATTATACCCGTGTTCTTCAAATCTATTTAGTGAAATCTCTGGCTTCACGTGAGGGTCTATAGCCCCACGAACATGTGTAAAACAAATCGTCGATAGTGCAGGCACCCACGTCTTTTTGTGTAACTCAGTATAGTCAATAATATCGAAGTCTTTAGAACGATATGGCTCTGTAATAACTCTAGCATAGGGATTACATCTAGAAGTTTCTGCTGCTAAGCTAGTTAAGCAGCTTTGTGAGTTTTTTAACATTTCATGATTACCAGAGTATAGTAAAATATCACCAGTTAGTCGGGCAATACACTCAAAGTATAAATCTAAATCGTCTGTTGATGGGTTAGCTACATCTAGTATGTCCCCACCAATAATATGTAATTCGCAATTATGTTCTTTGTAAATAGCATTTATAGCGTCTACCATTAGTAGGAATCTATTTCTTTGCCATTCATCGGGAATATTGCGCTTCCCTAATTTTATATGCCAATCGGCACTGAATAGTATTTTCAAGTTATATTATCCTTTATATTTATAATACCTGCACGCGGGTGTTTAAGTACTAGGTAGAATGCGGTGGTAATTTTTACCATCTAATACCCTCTTTAAAGCCTTCGTCTAAGGTATATACTTCACCATCATCTCTACGTACAACACTAAGTGTTTTGGGATTGCCTTTAATAATTTCATTTAAGTATTTGGTTAACTGACTTTTAGTTAACATACCCTCGTATCTTTGAGTTGAATTATTAGAACAGGTGAACATTACTAGTAAGTTATATTTAGCTTCCATTATTTAATACCTCTTAAATATCCCGCAAGTGTTTGTATCTTCTTCTCTAAAGCCAGTACTAATGCTACCTTACTAGGATCATTTGCCTGATACTTTAATTCTTTTAGTAGTGGGGAAATAGAATATATTACATTAATCTCTCTTTCATGCATACTTTCCAGCATGTCCTGTTTAATACTTTCATTATAAATAAACATGGCTTCTGCATCAGAAAGATTATCTTGATAGTGATCGGGGAAATACCTAATATAACGTAGTTCTGGGATAGTTGCTTTGACAGCTTTAAGAGGTTTATCTCCTTCTTTAAGAGGTGGTTCTTCAATAATAGATATGTTTATTAGGTCTTTTAAAGATTTCATAGTTACTCCAAAAAGAAAAGGGAGCCGAAGCTCCCTAAGTTATTTAGTCTTCAAGCTCGTTAATAGCTTCTTGACTTGCTTCGTGCGTAGAGTTACCATCAGCATCTTCTTCTTTAGCTTCTTTCTCACCAGACATCCAAGACGCTAAAGCTGCTTTGACTTCGTCGTATGTTGGGCGCGGGAATAAGCTAGAAATATCATCGCATTCGTCAATAAGTAATTGGTCTGCGGCACGTTCTTCGTCAGTTTGCTTGTAAGCACCACACTTTAACTGCTGAACAGTATATTTTGTGTCACTCCAAGTTGAACCTGTTTTCTGAACAAAGATATCGAAGTCTAATGGAGACTTACCTAATTGAGCTGCTGTATCGCTAGTACCATCGAAGATTGATTTTTTAAGGTCAATTGCTTCTACTTTACCAGTTGCGCGATTAATAGCTAGACACACATAAGCACGTTTGCACTTTAATGGGACTAACTTACCAGCATCTTTTCCTTCACCTTTCTGCGTTAATCCCGCTTCACGGATAGGGTCTTTAGCTGAGTTATCAAAGCGCTCTGTTGCACGATTAAATGCTAAACATTCGAAAGTACGTGGCTTACCCTCTGCGTTATTAACCCAGTATACGTAACGAGGTACGATACCGCTGATAATACGGAATTGGTTATCTTTTTGAAACTTCATAAACGGTAGGCCGTTCTTTGCTGCTTCGCCTTTAGATTCGCCCCATGCAAGTGCTTGATTAGTTTGTGTCATTTAGTATTTCCTTCTGTTTTGAATATTAAGTTAGGTTGGTTTATTTCGATTAGTGGATTGTTTTCGACAACATATTTGGAAACCCAAGGCGGTATTCTTGAAATATGGAGATTAGTTTTCTGTGTTAGTTTATAGTCCGAGTATAACCTTAGACTGCATAAACCTACAAATTCAGCTTTTTCGCGATCAGAATACTTGTCGCTAAACAAGATTGCGGTATTAACTAAGAAGTTTAAACCTAGTAGATTCTGATAATTTCCGAGAGCACGAGCTTGTAGGTATTTGACAATTAGCGAGCTATCGCCTTTTGATAGTAAATATATTGCGGAGTAATTGAATAAGATCATATTATACAAGATTATAATCAAGTTGTAAAGAAGAATTTAACTTTTATTTCAACATCGTTATACCCTTTGTCCCCTTTGCTATTTCGATATAAATATTATACTTTAATCTAAGTAGCCAGTAAAGCAATTTTTAAAACTAATTGCTTTACTGTGTTTTCAGAGCTAGAGACTTTTTCCCTCAAACTTTAAGAAACTATTATACAAACTATTTAGCATTTAGTAAAGAACTTATTCAGTATTATTTACCCTGCAATAGTTCAGCCATATTAGTATCAGTCATTGGTATAATGTTCCATTCGTTCTTTGCGTAGCAAGCATATCTCATAGATCTATGTCTAGTACCTGTTTGTCCTCCAAGCCCAATATCAACTATAACTGGGTCTAACTTGTCACTTGTAATACGCATAATACGTCCAGCTAACTGCTCTACAAGAGATTCATTATTAGTAGAAGTTGTATTCACTAAACAAGATAACTCATTTAGAGAAACACCCTCAGAGAATATAGAAATACTAGCATTTAAAGCTGTTGGTGGCCCATTAGCTACTGCTGCCATGATTTTATTTCTATTCTCTAGCTTACTAGTCTCTCCCTGACCAATTATAAGGTAAGACCCCTCTATATTCTCATGAATCCATTCCAAGAACTCTACCCTATCAGATACTACTAATACCTTGTGCCCCATATCAATATAGGCTCTAGTTAGGTTTAGTACTAGCTCTCTATACTTAGGATTCTCAATTAATTCATTTATTCTATGTGCCCATGGCGTAGCCATGTTACCAGGGATAGGAATCTTAGTAGAATACCCATGTATTACTGGTTTTATAGTATTGCTAACTGCTGGAATAAATACTTTCTCACTGAAGTAACCTCTAAAAGTGGCTTCAAGTCCATCTTTACGTTTCAGTGTACCTGTTAGTCCAATAGTATATCTAGCTCTACTTTCATCGATAATTTGAGTAAATGTAGCAGCACAACAGTGATGGGCTTCATCTATTACTAGTATACCGAACTTAGCACTTAGCGCCACACCATGCTTTCTTACTGTTTGTATATTAGCTATTACTATTGGTGGGTCAATATTGAACTTACCCGAACCAATGATTCCTGGAGTAAACCCAAACCACTTCTTTACTTCTGCTACCCATTGATCTCTAATAGTTGTTGTTGTACATACTACTAGTGTTTTTTGTTGTAGTTTATGTGCGATAGCTAATGCTGTAATTGTCTTACCGAACAAGACTTATGTTACATGTACCCCGTTAGGTACACTCTCTAGATTTCTCTAGAGTTCGGACTATATCTTCAATATTATTAATACTATTTATTAGTATAAACTCTATATTTTGTTCCCTACACCATAGCTTCTTTTCCTCTATATTATTGGAATAGTCTTCAGTGCTTTGTAGGTTACCAGAGGTTACTTCTATTATAGTATT